GTTAATTTAGTGACGGTGTTTGGTCAACCGTCAACCCTTGACCTTTGCAGGAAACGGGAAAAGTGTCGAATAAGTTTATAATTGGGCCGAATTGGTTTTCTAATTAGAGTCGAATTAGTTCGGTTAATGGCGGATGGATAGTGGGTTTTCTTTGATGGCACGGAGTTGTTGATGGCCGAGGACTCGGAGGATTCGGGATGAATGACGGATACGATGGCGGGGGGAAGACAGTCAGCCGTAGGATGGGTAGGCGACTTGGACAGTGCCGCGGAGAATGGAGGAGAAGATAATGCCAGTGTTGTTGGCTTTTGTGGCGTCAGTGTTGAGCCAGTGGTTGACGACAACACGGATGCGGTCGGTGGGAAGGAAGGGGGATTTGATGACCGGAGAGAAACGGTCGAGAGGGCAGGCGATGGCGGAGTTGGAAATGAAGCCGATGGGGCCGCCACAGGAAACGGAAACTGTTCCAACAGATTCCATCATGTCGGTGGCGACAGGGGTGACGTCGGAAGGGCAGAAGCGAATTTCGGCGGTTCCGGCGTACTTGGAGGCGGATTGGCGGGGGCAGATGACGACTTCGAGATGGAGGAATTTGGCGAAGCGGTAGGGTTCGACGAGGGCCTTAAGTTTCGGGGAGGCGGCACAGTCGAGGTTGATGAGCTTCTGTGCTCCGGTCCAGTCGTAGAGGGTGAATTGGAAGGGGAGGTTTATACTAGGTCCAAGGTTCGAAGGAGTGTCGAGGAAGGAGGGGCGCTTCGGAAGCGACGGATTATATAATACGTCGTGCACGTCCATAGGGCCAGTTGGAGGGGCATGGCTAGATGGGCGAGCTGGCGGAATGGCCACAGGAATGCGTGAAGGAGGGGGTGAAGAAGACTGCGAATTCTCATTGGAAGAGATGGCGGAGGTGATGGCGGGGATAGTGGCGTCAATGAGAGCGGGTACGGCGGCCGAAGCGAGAGTGGCGATGGCTTCCATAGTTACTGATTGACATGGAAAATGAGAAAGCAATTTCAAGATTTTAGGGGAGTTGTGTGGAGGGGGAGTACAAGGAATCCGATGCTAGGGCCGTGTCTTCGCTGAAGAATGTGGGGGCTGGAATGGAATGACGGAGTGTTAGGCGGACTCTGGTGGGGAGGAGGGCCCAGAGGGGGCGGGAGAGGTGTTTAATGCTGGAATAGACGAGAGATAGGAGTGAGGGTTCGGGTTCACCTAACTTCAGGACGTCTTTCATGTGGGGGGGGGCGAAACGGCAAAAGAAGTCGAAGCAGGCGGCTTGGTAGATGACTTGGTCAGGAGGGAGAAGGGACCAAAGGGAGTCTCCAAGGGAGTGTCCAACGGCGAATTCAGCCAGGTAGCTGGCCAATTTGTTGGGGAGAGACTCGTCGTTGTAGGCTATGAAGAGTTTTGCGAAAAGGGCACGGGGGGAGCGGAGGGCGCCGGCTGGGCCCAATAGATAGCCACAGAAAAGGGGATAGGGGGTAACTTCGATTTTGAAGGTGAGGGAGAGAAGTTTTTCGACGGCGGGCCAGGTGGGTGAAGTGGGAGGACAGCCAACAATGGCGGAGTCGTCGCCACTGACACAGACGGCGTAGCCGTTGAGCTGAAAGCGGGACCAGAGTACGGCGATGTTGTAGTCAGTGTTGTCGTCGTAAGTGCCTGGTTCGCCTGTGAGTCTCATGCAGGTGAGGGGGCCGAATTGGGATTGGACGTTGGTTTTGAGCCAGAGATGGTAGTCTTGGAAAAACTGGGGAATGCCGACACGTTTCATTTTGAGGATTTCGAAGATGACGGCTTCACCTCCTTGAGATTGGTCGAAGGCGGTGTAGTCGTTACATGTACATAGAGTTTGACGATTGGGCGGGAAGACGGAGTGGGCCCATTCGGCCATTTGCTGGGGGGTGTGGCCGGCATAAATGAAGAGGTGTGGATGGGGTTTGCGGTCTCTGATGATTCTTTGATATTTCTTGACGGGGCCGAGAAGAAGGACAACGGCGTCGTGGGCGAGGGCCAAGGTTTGACAGGCTTTCCAGGAGGTGAAAATGGAATTTTCATTCACTTTGTGCTGGGATTTGGCGAAGATTTTCACGACGGTGTGCCGCCAAGTGGGGTCAGAACGAGAAGCGTTGGCTTGGATGACGGCTTTAGTTTTGCTGGAGAGTTGGTGGAATTCGTTGTCATTGATACATTCGGCGAAGAGGATAGGGTCAAAGGGAAGAGTTTCCAAAGGGTCGAGTGAAAAGGCTTGACACCAAGCCTGATAGAGCAGAGTGCCGAGAAGGATGTCGTCGTCGGAGTGCTGGTAAGGGTGGTGTGAAGGCCGGAAGCGGAGACGTTTTGAGATGGAAAGGGGAAGAAGGGTGGGGTCTTTGGCAGGTTGATGCCAGGGGGCAATGAGGGTGGCGGGCTGGGTGCCTTCTTTGAAGTCAAGGAGGTCAGGGAATTGACGAGAGAGGCGGTCTTTGTGCCAACGTTCATTTGGAAAGGGGTCGATGGGTTCGTGAATGAAGTGGGCGAAGAGGAGAAGGGAGTCGATTCCGGGGTACACGGCTTCGCATGGTGAGAGAGAAGGAAGAGCTGGTGAAGGTCTGGAGTCGGGGGCGATGGCGGAGTCGATCTCGAAATGGAGGGGACGGCGGGTCTCGGGAAGGTGGGTCGTGGGTAGATTCGGGATGAGGTCAGGACCGGCGATGGTGAGGACGGGGGCGGAGCGGATGACGTCGTGTTCGGCGGAAGTGGGAAGGGGTTTGTCGTTGAAGATTGATTTGCGGGAGAGAGGGAGAGACACACCGCCTGAGAGTTTGGGGGAGCGAATGAAGAGAGGTTGACGGAGGAGTTCGACTCCACTTAGTTCGGGCCAGGAGGAAAGTGGTAAGACTGAGCCGGAGTGGAAGGCCGACAGGACTGGATTGAAGGCGTATTTACGGCGGAGAGAGTCGGAGTCACCCAGGAAGGTAATGGAACGAGAATGGCGGGTGAGGGCCACTAATGTGATGTTGGGCGAGACTTGGAAAAGGGAGCGGTCGAAATGGAGGCCGGAGTGCTGTAGAGTGAGACCTTGGGAGGAGGCGATGGTTTGGGCGCGACAGCCACCTTGGGACAGGGTTTTGGAGGCTGATTCACTGGCGGTGAGGATGTGAAGATTGTTTGGGAAAATGCGAGAGTGATAAACGTGGCCGTTTTCAGGAGAGAGAGAGGTGACGTCGAATACTTGGGCAACGTTTCGGGGTGAACGGTGGGTCCAGGCACAGTAGAGGTCAATGTAGGGACGAAGATGGTAGATTTCGGGAGTGAGTGTGCGGAGTGAGCTGTCTGGGTGCATGGAGTGGTAAGAGCCTTGGAGGGGGTCGCCAAGGATAATGACAGTGGCTACACAGGGGTCGAGGAGTAGGGCGAGGTCAAGGAAACCTGGAGGCATTTTGTAGATTTCGTCGATGATGAGGATGCGGGCATGTTTGAGGAGAGAAGTTTCCCAGGTGGAAACACGCCAACTTTGACTGTTTGGAAATCGAAGTTGGGCTTTCCAGTGGGAGCGGAGGTCGGTGTTTGGGACAGCCACACGAAGTTCACGGGAATACTCAGAACCACGGAAGAAAGACTGGATAGGGCGGGATTTGCCACAACCGGCAAAGCCAGCGAGGTGACAAAGGCGGACGGAATGCGAAGGGGCGAAGTCAACGATGGAGTCGAAAGCGTGAAGGATGTTGGGTGAGGCTGAGAGGAGTTCGCGAAGCACGCCGTCAAAATGATTTTTCATGTTGGAAGCTAATTTCTTGGCTCGAGAAAGGTCAATTTGATAGTCGTGAAAGCGAAGGAAGGGCAGGAGGGAGCCGTCGGGGAGTTTATGACTAAGGAGGGCTTCTTCCAGTTCGGTGTGACGTTCAGTGGCGGGGTGAGGGAGTGCACCTACGAGGGGTGGGGAAGCGGACCAATGACCAGGTGAGTGGTAGATGGCACATTGAACGGGTGAAGAAGCGGGGCCAATAGGGAAAGAAGGATAATTTTGGGAATGCACGATGAAGCGTGTGTTGAAGAGATAAGAGACGGCGGCGAGATGGTCTGTGGTAAAACCGTTGGTTTGTGTTTCAGAGTTGATGAGGAGAGAATTGGGCATGGAAGTAGCCAGACGGAACCAAATTTGTTCTTCAGTTACATTGAGAAGAATGGACAGGGCTCTGAAGAGACAAATGTTGGAGGTCGGGAGGGGGGGAAGTACTGGGTCACTACGTTGGCGACTGGGGAAGGAAGTGGCGGGGTCGCTGGCTGTGACATTCACTGTGTGCCAAGGGAGCACAGGTCCAGAGGCGGAAGGGTCGGTTTCGAGGGGAGTGGCGAAGTCCTTGGGTCTGTCTTGAGAGGAAGGAGGTTCGGGCGTCTTCGGCTCAGGAACGGGAGGGGGAGAAGAGCTGGATTCGTTGTCAGGTTCTGAACCTTGTGAGTTTTCGGGGGCGGGAGGGTTCTGAGGTTCAGGCTGGAGGGGGGAGATGGGCGGGGGGTTGGGGTTTGGTTCTTCAGCTGTTGGAGGGGAGTGGACGTGGGCGCCTGAAAAGGGGGTGGAAAAGGCGGGTTCGGGGGTTGATGAGTCGAGAGAGTCGAAAGCGAGAAGGGAGGTGGGTTCTGGATGGGGAGACTTCCTGGTGAGGGAAGGGTGGAGGGGGGATTCAAGTATGATGGAGTCTTCGTCGTCGATGTCGAAGGGGCTGAGTTTGTGACAAGGAGTGGACGTGATTGAGGGGGAAGGATTGTCAGCTTGGTCGAGGGAAAGGGTCAAGCTGCCAAAAGGTTGATGAGATGGAAGGAAGAAGGCTGGGGCGCGATTAAGGCGGAGGTGGTACGTGCGGTCGTGGAAAAAGGATTTGTACTTGGCGTAATAGATGGCTGGGGGAATATGGTGGCGCAAGTAGTAGAGGACCGTGACAGCGAGAGGGGCCACGAGGATGGAGGAGCCAATTAGGATTCTGGTCAAGCGGGAAGTTCTCAGGATTTCTGGGTACGGAGTGAGAGCGTCGGGGGCAGGGTAAATGGTTTTGATTTTGAAGATACGGATGGCTGCGAGAAGATTGAAGGAGGAGAGAACTGCTGAGGCTCGTGCGAGGCGTTGCTTGAGGGTGAGGTGAAGGATGAGAGGGGGGTGGAGGGGCACGGTGATCAGACTTTTGAGGAAGTGGTAGCCACCTGAGAAGTAAGTGAGGGCGGTTTGGAGGGAAAGCCAGAGGGAAGCGGCTTTGAGGCCTCGGGCATGATGGAAACGATACTTGAGGCGTTGCCACCAAGTGAGGGTGTAGGCGTAAAGGGGGTCGAAAGATTGATCAGCGGTGCTGAGGATGAAAGTGGTGAGATTGTCCCAGGCTGCGTTGGTTACCCAGGAATGTTCTTCTTTTGTCATTTGGGTGCGCACAAAACCGGCGGGGTCGGTTTTGCGAAGGGTGCGAACTGCTCGGACATAAAGGAAGACATTGTTGTAGACGGACCGGGGGATGAGTCGGTCTCGGATGGGGATGGAGAAGTCAGCGGGTTGGGGCAATTCCACGCAATCGGGAATTTGGAAAGAAATGGAGTCTTGAGGGACGGGAGGAGGATTGCGAGTGATGAGGAGAAGATGGCAGGATGCTATTGAGGTGAGGACCTCAACGTAGAAGGGGACGGGGCCTTGGGCGGCTGAGAGAGTGAGCCATTCGAGGGAGGAGGACGGTTGAACATAATGATCGGAAGAATTTTCAAGTTGATAGTGCAGAGAACCTTTAGCGGAGTAGTACCGATACAAGTGGGGGTAAAAGGAGCCAGAAAGTTCGGTGCTGATGCTCAACTCAGGAGGAACTACTAGGGAAGCGTAGACTTGAGTGACATTGGGATTGTTCTCAAAGAAGTGCATGAGCTTGGAGGGGGACCAGTAGTGGAGAGAGTCATGGAAGAAGACACAGGGGGTGCGACAGGGGGTGAGGTCTTGCTTTTCATAACGGGCTGAGTCTCGAACGGTGTAGAAAGCGTTTTGAAGGCGAGTGAAAAGAGGTTGATGTTTGGAGAGTTTTGAAAACTTTTCAGCTTTCATGAAGTAAACGGTGGTGGGCAATTTGACAAAATTGGAGAGGACGTTGTAAAGGAAGTAGTGTTCGACAATTTTGTGGAAAGGGTGAGGATGGGATTGATGGCCATGGCTGGGAAGGGTTATACCATGAGAAGAAAGAAAAGAGTGAATCTGAGGGGTGACGACGTAAGGGAAGTTTCTTTGGGCAAAATCTGCAGCTTTGGTGGCATGCTGGGCTGGGGAAGTTGCAATGGCGTCGCGGTGAATGGTGCCGGAGAGGGATTCAATGATTTTCGAAATAGACATGGTTTAACTTGAGTTAAAGCAATGGATGTTGAGTTGAATTAAAGTAGTTTGTTTGTTTGGTTTACACAAGGTGTTAGGCTTGCGTGACGTTTGGAAAACACAACAGAGTATTAGGTCTGGGTGTTGTTTTGTTTAAATGC